TACCTTATATTCACCAATAATGCAAGACTTAATAATGATGCTGACTCCCCCTACGGATCCGTCATCTAAGAGCGTATCAGCCACTTTCAGGGTTTTTTCATCCTCATCTATCAGGAAGGCTACTGTCTTTGCTATCGCTGGTTTTTCAGATTTTACATCCTGAATTGAGGTCCACTCAGACGATCCAAGATGATCTTCCCACATCACCAATATAAGCGGTTTTTTATCCATTTCTGACTCGCTTAATCCCAGCGGTATGACGTTCTACTTCACCGAAATCTTTGTCTAAAATAATGGCTTGAATTTCTCTCCCAGCTCGGTAGCCAGAATCTATTGTCCAGGCATCTCCTGGTGATAAAGTTCTGAACGACTCAACTATGACATTCATGTTTTCAAATGATCTCTTGTTATGAATATGTCCATGAAAAATGTACTTAAACTCGCACTCCCAATCCTTCTCAGCACAATCGACTGCCATAACACCTGGTAATTTATCAGGGCGAGGCATATGACCATGCGTGATACCAATAAGGTTATTGCCAAACCGATAATAGTACATGGCTCTGGGAGAATCTTCGATAATAACTCGTTTGTTTGATTCGTAAAAGGTGGCTAAAGCGCAGCTTAATGCAACGTGGGAATGAGGATCGTGATTGCCAGCGACATTTCTGACTCTGACTATCTTATGTTTGGTGAGTGCTTTTTCAATGAAGTGCTTTAAAACGTATATCCCAGATTGAATAATTTTTGAGAATCTGGAATCTGCATCGAGAGGGTTTTTGTTGGCTGGAGTCTGATTTAAAGAATCATCGACATGAAAACAGTCTCCGAGTTGAGCTATTAATATTTCTTCTGTTGCTGGGATTGCTTCGATAATTCTGTCGGCTGCATCGGTTAAGTCTTTGCACCCAATCTTTAAATTAAAATCTTCTTTAGCTTTTTCTTCCCATGAAAGCATACCTAAATGAGCATCGCCAATACAGATACACGCTAAAAGGTCTTTGGTTTTTACTTTAGGTGCTTTAGTGCTGACAGACCTGACTTTAATTTTTTCATTAAACGCTGAAACACAATCATCAATAATGTCTTGGAGACTTCTTTGTCCTTTTTGCGCCTGACCTTTAACCCATGTCGCGGATGGAGAACCAGCTTCATTATATAAAGTGGATTGGCCAGACTGCTGTTTTTGTTTTCTCAGGCGAACACGATAAACAGTATCGGATATTGTTGCTCTCGCCACATGATGTTCTATTGAGGCTTTGGCTTGAGACTTCCCTTCAGAGAGAGTCTTTATGTAGGCCGTTTCTTTTTCAGTTATACAGTAAGGGAGTAACCCTGCATAATCTGGTTCTTTGGTAAAGGCCATAGGGCTGCCTCATTATTATTTTTAGAATATAAAACAGGTTAAATAGCCCGCAATAAAAAACGCAACATATTTCAATATAGGCGGTAGGCTTTCAATTACGTCATTGAAATCCTCTAGCCACATTTTTAATTTATCTAACATTCTATTGACTCCTTCTGATACTAAATCAGTAAATTCTTTCATTTTGTACACCACGCTAATATATATCCAATAATAAAAATAATAATTAATATTGGTAGCAGTAATATAAATTTAATCAGGTCTGAGATAACCATTCTTCTTCTGCCCGAATTATTTGCCTTTTGGTATTCCACCTGTATATCGATCAAATGAGCGAGCGCCAGCTAAACCGAGCATACCGAGTAAAATCGGTAGCAATGCGTTGGTGTCTAAAGTCGGAATATCTGGAAGGTCTACCCCAGCAGCTAATAATATAAAAACTAAAAAAGGTTGTAAGATATATGTATACCCTAAAGATATTACGCATATCCAACCGCAAGCTGGTCGCCAGCCACCTTTAAATAGTGAACTAGATGCTGCCTCTGCTTCGTTTACTTTTATCTGAGCCAGAGCAATCTGTTGAGCATGATTCTCCGCCATAGTAGAAATTTCATGGGCTAGTTTTTGTTTGGTATCAGCATCTGGTATAAATTTATCCAATATAGATGCTATTGGTCCTATGAGAGCTTGTAACATTTTAATCTCCTATTTCCAAAGACAGGGAGCTTGGCTACATATACCAACGCTACCCATAGCATATAATTCGTTTTTTTCTTTTGGTCTACACATCGGTCTAACATAAGAAACATTTTTACCTTTGTATTCAACTCTTAATCTTGACCTGAATCCTTCGCTTAATCTGTGTTCGTGGCACTCCATTGCTGTTTCAAATTCTAAATCAGTCGGCTTTATATCAATCCTTCCAGATGAATTGTAAAAGTAAATAACAAGTATTATTATCCATTTCATTCTATTTCTTCTGGGTTAATAAAATTTCCATATTTTTTTATTTCCAAATGGCAATGCGGTGTGATGCCTTCATATCGTTTTGTTAAATCCTGAACAGTTCCGATAGGTGTATCTGTCTCGACATATTCATCAACCTTAACCAAAGGTTCTAGGTAGAAATAACGATAATCGAAACCATCAGATGAAATCTGGACATATCTGAAACTTTGATCATCGCCATAAGGATAGCCAATTTTAGTTACTAAGCCTGATTTTATGGGTAATATATGAAGCCCGACTGGTGCAGCATAATCAATTCCTTTGTGAAGTCTGTTATCACCGCCTCGTGGTGCGCCATAATAACCAGCACCATGCTTATCATTTCCTCTGACAAATAACTTAGCTTTCATCTAAAATTTTCAACCTCTTTTTCTCATTACGATAATTAAGGTGTTTATAGATAGTCGATATTATCAATGCAATAAAACCAATCCCAATGGAGATTAGTGCGGAGAAGTGGTCTAAAACTGAAGCAATACAACCCCAAGAGCTACATCCTATCACTAAAACTTCCAAGCTCTTATCAACTCCAGGTTTGTAAAACATTTATTCTTCTTCTTTATTGTGTCTTATCGTGAAATCAGAATCTTCAGCCCAATATTCTTCTTCTGAGATTTCTTTTTTCTTAGGATGCCTGACTCTAAAATATTCATATATGAGGTCGTGTTTAGTTCGTTTCGCCCACCACAAAACTCCTGACGTGAAATACAAGATCGCCATTGGAGCGCAGATCGCACCAAATATAACTAAATTATATCTATTAGACTCGTCAATATAAATCCACTTTTCAGTAAAGCTCTGGAGTAAAAGTTGAAAAGCTGAACCCGCTAAAACACCAATGACACATGACCATATAAGGCTCTGCCTATATGTCCAATGTTTGTAAGGGTTATCAGAGCGCCATAGTTTCTTGACTATGGTGATTAGAAAAACACCAAAAATTCCGCTTATTATTAATGGAAAAAAGAGTATGAGGGCATAAATATATACAGGTACGTCATGCACTAGGTTTACTCGGCCACGTTATGTTATCTACGTCACTCTGAGAAGGTATGTCTCTTAAATTTTGCCTATAGGTTTTTTGCTCGTCCGTTAAAGTTCTGTCTGAGGTTGCCCACCAATCACATTCTCTTAATAACATATCACGTTTACTTCTTACGCTAACCCATTTTTCATCTGTCGTTGGTTGCCTTGCAACAATATCATCTTTTTCTTGTTGGGTGTAAGAACGTGTTGTCTTTTCCCCAGTTTGTACGTTTACTTCAATTACATCTGTCATATTATTTTCCTATTGAAATTGAATAGCGGCTGCTCCCGCATCAAAGGTGTCTGATCCTGTTCTGGTTATGCGAACTTGCGTTAGTTCAGCAGATAAATCCTTTTTTCCCCCGCTATATATACAACCATCACCCTTTGTTGCCATGTTTGAACCTATCCAAGAGAAATTAGATGAGTTCAACAAAGTCAACAGCACATGACCACTAATCGCTTCAGTTGCTGCACCAGCTCGTACTACAAATCCCGCTGTACTTGTAACAACAGAGCCAGCCTGATTTGCACCAGCCGAAACGTACCCTGATGTCTCGAAGCCAGAAGAATCACCCAACTGGATTAGCATACTATCTGTTCCAGATAAGCTAACACCCTCAAGCATAACGATGATGCGGGTAGTGCCAGCGGGGATTCCTGTAAAATCAATAGCTGTACCACTTGTGGTAGCTTGTTCTGCACTTACAGTAATACTATAAGGATTACCACCTGCGGCATCTTCAATTTCTGCTACTACTAATTTACTCATATTTTATTCCTCAACCCTTAGGGTTATCCGATTTAACCTTGTCAATGATCGCAACCCAATTTTGTGTGCCATTTTTCTTATCCCAGTAAATTGTATCTAGCTGATCTTGCAGATCGGGATATTCGCTCCGTCTTTTTTTATCTACTAATACTTTATTAGGATCAGTCCAAGCACTCCCATTCCATACCTGTTTCCCTGATTGTGGTGCAACATTAACTTCTGTCAAACTATCTGATAAATCTTGCGAATCATCTGTCGCTTGGTTTAATGTTCCGTTATCGTTTACCCAGTATTTTGTCATAACCATGCCCTCACTATCCATCTCCAATCACTAACATCCATATCACTTGCATCAAATCCTGTTTTGTTAATTATTTTAATTTCTTGTCCTGTGATGATTCCAACATTAGTGGCATCACAATAAGCATTAAACCCTTGGTCACCGCCATTATGTGTTGCAGCCCATATTCCTATTTCATCTCCAATAGCATAATTTGCATCTGCAGTTTTACATATTGCTGATACTGTAAAATGTTTTGGTTTTGCTCCAAGTGAATGAGCGACATTAAGTGCTGTATCTGCGGCTACTGTTTGCTCAGATGATATAAACGATGGTGATAATCCAAAATCAGTACCAGCATCATCTGTAAACTTTAATTGGTTTGGTGTTTGATTATCTACCCATATTTGTCCAGAACCTGCAACATCAGCAGCAGCATCACTTGCCTCTACAATAAAGACTCCTGTGTTTGTAATTTTACTCATTTTGGATATTTCTCCTTAACAGCAGTTCTTTTAGCTTGAAGTGCCTCTAAATCGTCATCAAGAATTGCGTGAACCGCTTCCTGAATACTTGGATATTCTGCAAGTCTCTTATTCTTATATGCTTCCTTTTCTTCGTACTCTGCCTCAATAGAATCAACTAAGTCTTGGGTTAGTTCAGGTAATGAATCAGGCCATTCTGTTATAACTCCATCAACTGTTGATATGCCACCAACATTAGGGTATTTCCAAGACAAAGCTATTGGATTATTTGTAGTTACACTCATACTCTAATCTCCGATATTGTA